TCGTGATCGGCAACGTGCATCACTGTAAACATGCTACTGCTCCTGCTGCTATGCCCTCTCGGGCCTCGGCGGGGATCCGCCAAGCTCAATGGCTTTTCGATTTCTCGATTAGCTCTAGAAAGTTGAAGAGGTTGGCGCTCGGCTCATTTTTAACCTCGACCTCGGCCTTGATGGTCTCTCTCCAACCAGCGCGGGTTTTCATCCAGAAGATGGCTGCGGCAACGGATCCGCTACCTTTGCTGGTCGCCATGGAGAACAGGTTCTGGGCTACCTGAGCGTTCATGAGGGATTCGGCTGTGTCGAGCTCATGGCTGTAGTATTTACGCAGCGTCTCGTCCGAGATGCCAAGCACCTTGCCGATCTGGTCATGGGTCAAGCCGATGCCAGCCATGACCATGACTTGCTTTCGATCTTTATCGGTGGGTTCGTGGGGTTTGCGGGGCATTTATTTCACCCTGACCAGCTTCATACCATAATCCTTCACAACGGGCTCAATTTCAAGCCCTTCCTTTTTGATCAGCTTTTGTTTCTTAAACGGCGTGTAGTCGACATGATGATGACAGCGCCCGAACTTCCAGACCATCTTGGAAACATCTGGATGCACGTCGATTTGCATCTTGCTCTTGGCAAAGGTTCCTTCCTTTGCATAGAACTCTGCCGTATTGCCCCCGCCGATGGTTTGGGTGCGGATCTTCTCTTGCAGAAAGGCGTTGAACTGAACGGTACACCATCCGGCTTTGAGCATGTCGAGGGACAGAATGGTGTCTTCGTTATAGCGGCCGCGCCATCTGAACGGCACGTCGTTGCGGATCAGGTTGCAGGAGTAAATGCGAGTGTTGGTGATGAACGGCGGAAGCTTGCTGGCGCCAAAGGCGAACATCGAGTAGTTTGGCCCCGCCATTGCCACATTCTTGTACCGTAGAACGAAGTCTTCCATAGCCTCCCAGAAGGCGCCTGACGTGACCTTGATGCGCTCATTGCGGTGCATTCGACGGAAGCACTTGATATTGTCATCCATCACCCAATGCCATTTATGGCCCTCGGATATGGAATGGTCCCAAGCGAAGTTGCGAGCGGGACCTGGGCCTGTGCTCTTTGTAAGCCCCAGCTTATCGCACAGCTCGTATTTATCTTTGTAAGACAGGTTAAGAACAAGAAGCTTGTTCTTCTTGCCCCCGACCGCTTCAAGGTACTTTTTGTATTCAGGTTCCTCGACGACGATCTTATGATCGACACCCATAGCGTCGAGCGCCCGAGAGGTCAGCATGTATTCGCTGCGCCCCTTACTAGGGATGTAGAGAGGGAATTGGTTACTCATCGTCTTCGGCCCAGCGGACAGACTCAAGCTCGCGGCGCTCCTTCTCGGGATACCAAACGGACTTTGTCTTATCGGTGCACTTTTGAGCGATCAGGCGAAAGAAGGCCTGAAAATCCTCTTCGTTATCGAAGTTGACTACTACCTTTTTGTAGCATGGATCGAGGCCTTCGTATTCAGGCATCCCTTTCCATTCTTCGGCGGCGTCTGTCTGGCCTTCTTCGACATCGAGAAAGATGTTGGCAAGCTGGCCAGCATCGAAGCCGGTGAGGTCGAGATTGAAGTCAATTTCCTGAAGCTCCTGAAGCTCCACCCTGAGAAAGTCCATGTCCCATCCAGAGTTGAGCGCCAGCTGATTGTCCGCGAGGACGTAGGCCTTTTTTTGAGCCTCTGTCCAACCTTTGGCAACCATCACGGGGACCTCCTCGATCCCCAGCTTGCGCGCGGCCATGACTCGGCCGTGCCCAGCGATGATGCCGCCCTCTTCGTCTACCAGCACGGGGGTTGTCCAGCCCCATTCCTTGATCGAGGCTGCCAGCTGTGCCACCTGCGAGTCCGAATGGGTGCGGGCATTTCGTGCATAGGGGATTAGAGCCTCGACGGCTCGGCGCTCGACCTTATCGGCCGGCCAGTCCTTTATACTGCCAATTTTCGACATTAGAGCGCTGCCATGTAGGTCTCGACCAGAACACCGATCCGCTCGCGTTCGGCCGGATCCATTTTGCGCAAAGCTATGACTTTCTTGAGTATTTTAGCATCGAAGCCATCGGACTTTGCTTCCGAGATGACTTCCTTGATGTCCACGTTGATAGCATCTCGTTCTTCGTTAAGCTTTTCGATTCGCTCAACAAACGCCTTCAGTCGGTTGTTTTCCATGTGTGTCTCCCATTGCGCGGCTACGATAGCACAAAAAAAAAAGTAAAAAAGATGAAAAAAGTTCTTGATTGGCCTAAAGGCACGATTATACTCAAATCATCAACTAGCCAAACAGGAGCCCAACATGACCAACTCACTCCCCAACATCAACGACCCCGTCTCTTACGCCTTCAACGGCGACTATCGCCCCTGCGGTATCGTTGCCAAGATCAGCAAGGACCACAAGATCATCACCACCAGCGAAGGCCAGAAGTTCTACCGTCAGGGCCAAAACACTCGCTGGTTGATGCACAAGACTTGGTTTTTGGTGAAGGGTCACATCGACCGCACCAATCCCCACTTTTGATCCAACCGGGGGGCCAAGCGCCCCCCAACCCCAACAGGAGCCCAACATGACCCCCAGAGCCAAACGAAACGACATTATAGCTGTTCAATTGAACTACGGAAATGAATACCACTACTTCCTAGCCAAAGCCACGAGCGTTAGCCGAGACGGATTGGTGAAGAAATACATCAAATCGAACGGGGCTACCTATAAGACCAATGGTTTTACTCACGTCATGGTCATATCGAATTTAGAATACCAAGGCGCTGCCCGAGAGCTCTTTACATTCTCCGCACTGGACTTCATTGGGTTCGAACAGATCGCAGGCGCAATTTGCGATCGTGCAAAAAATCTACAATAATCGGAAAAAAGTTCTTGACTGACTGAGCAATACCATTATTGTGAACATGTAACCGGAGACCAGCCCAATGCTAGACAAAGCCAAGATCACAGCCAAAGCCAAGCCCATCCTTCAGAAGTACGGGTTCAAGGGAACTTTCAGCGCCAGAAACGGGGTGCTTCGCCTCAAGCTCAGCGCGGGCAAGCTCGACATCATCAACAACTACAACGAGACCATTGAAGCCCGCTCTTGGTCAAACCCTCTTTGGCAGCGCGCAACAACTGACCTGACTGTCAGCCGCCATCACTGGTCAGAATCCTTCAACGGCGAAGCGCTCGACTTCATGAACGAGATCTGGCCTGTTCTGATGAATGGCAATTGGGACAACAGCGACAGCCAATCAGATTACTTTGACGTGGGCTGGTACTGCTACATTCACATCGGCAGCTGGAACAAGCCTTACGAGGTGCGCTCATGATCCGGCAAGTTCGCACCAAAAAGATACGACTTGTGTACCTCATGAAACGAGCCCCCTTCATTAGGGGGTTCAAAGACGCCCAGAAGGGTAAGCCCTTTGACCCAGACGCATACCTTGAGAGCGCCTTACAGTGGGACTACGAGCGCGGGCGCCAGCTTGGTGTGATCTTCAGCGGCCCATTAAAGATCAAGCGGGAGCTTAACGCCGGAGCTTTGGTAGCCTTTCACGAAGCGCTTCAACAGAAAGCGATCATCTAAATGAACATCTTTTTCCTCGACACAAACCCTGAGACCGCTGCTGTGATGCAGTGCGACAAGCACATCGTGAAGATGCCATTAGAGACCGCGCAGATATTATGCGCGGTTTACCACCGCTACGGCGAGCCTGCGCCTTACAAGCTGACCCATGCCAATCATCCCTCAACCCGCTGGGCGGGGGATTCTGCCGAGAACTACCGCTGGTTATGGGAGCATGGTATGGCGCTGTGCGAAGAGTACACGCACCGCTACGGAAAAACACACGCCTGTCAGAAAATACTTGAATCAGTCAGATTTCCACCTGCTAAAATACCTGACGTCGGATTTACCCCAGCGCCTCAAGCTATGCCTGATCAATACAAGAACCCAAACACAGTTCAAGCGTACAGGAATTATTACATAAACGAGAAATCAGCCATCGCCACTTGGAAAAATCGACAAAAACCTACTTTTATGGAAAAAAGTTCTTGACTGCCTTGGCAATACCATTAAAGTCAAAAACATCGAAGCAGACCAGCCCAACGGAGACCAAGCAAATGCAAGACCTCATTGATGCCTTTGACTATGCCCGCGCAATCGGGACCCGCGAACCCACTCAATCTGACATTCAGCAGTTCATGGATCTTGCTTACGACTGGTATCGCAAGCCGGTCCTCGACCTTCCCCAAAACATCCGCGACGAGATCGCAGCTTACATTCTGGAGAACTGAGCCATGTATTACCTGATCAACAACGACAGCGACCTAACCTTTTCTCAACAGATCGCCATCGCCGACACCTATTGCTGGTTGAGCCAAGCCAAGCAGCAGGCAGACCGCCGCACCGACACAACCGGCCAGCGCTGGGTAGTGGTTAAGATCGAAGAAATCTACGCGCCTCAGGTCTCCGAGCAGGAGGTCTGAGCCATGATCAAGCTTATTGAAGCCTACCGCGCCGACCCATCCGATGCGAACGCTGAAAAGCTCGCCAAATACGACAGAAAGCACCCGATGGCCTCGTGCTTTCTTAAAGCCGAAGACAACATCGAATTAAAAAAAGCAATCGAACAACACAAAACCGGAAAAAAGTTCTTGACTGTCCGTCCTGAACCATTATTCTGATCAACATCAACCGGAGCCCAACCCAATGAAAATCATCGAAGCCATTCTTGCACTGATCTGCTTTGCTACAGTTGGAATCGTTACAGCCATCGCCTTCATCTAACTCAGGAACCAGACCAATGAACATCGCTGACAGATTCGCCCTCCTCGAAGCCGAATACAAAGCCATGAAGAAGCAGTACGAAGCTCTAAAAGAAGAAGCGCTTACCGCCTGCATGAACGCTGCGGGCGATGACATGAAAGCCATCGTGAACGGCGACCAGTTCTTCCTCGATTTCAGCCTGACGGCTACAAGCAGCTTTAAATTAGAGCGCGCTATGGAGCTTGGGTACATTACCAAAGCGCAAGCCGACGAATGCAAAGTCGGATCAACCCGCCAGAATCTTTCTGTGAAACTTCGCGCAAAGGTGCTCGCATGAACCCGATAGGTGGAGTCCTGCTCAACGGCAAACTGATGGGCTGGGTGCAGAAACGCCCAGCCGGGGGGTGGAGGGCTCTTTCTATCTCTGGGGCTCTTACCCATCACCCTACCCGCCAACAAGCCAGAGAGGCTCTTCTGTGCTCGTTCTGATAGCCATTGTCGTTTGCCTCATCCTCTGGTTCTGGCCAGACGAGCCACCGACAGACCCATACGACGACCCGAAGAACTGGGGCGACCAATGAGCACTGACGAAATCGGCAAAACGTATGGCCTCCTGACCGTGCTTGAGCATGTCGGCAAAGCCCCGAGCGGTCGCGCAGTCTGGTTGTGCGTCTGCGCCTGCGGCAAGACCCGCACCACAACTGGCCGCCGCTTACGAGACGGCACTGTCTACGCCTGCACACATAAGGGACACCGAAATGGACAACTTACAAACAACACTTGACCGCCACAACATTCGACAAAAAGATCTAGCCTTCATTACCGGCTGTACGACCAGATCTGTATTCAACTGGATAACTGGCGCGCGCCCCCTTCCTAGATCCACCGAGCTTGTCCTTGAGGCCCTCGACGAGGGCAGAATTGACGAAAAGTGGTTAGCTGAGAAGTTAGCGAAGCACCTCTAACGACTAACCCATTGAAAAGACACAGAAAAAAGTAGTTAGTAGTATATATATATATATTTCTATATATATATATTTCTCTCTCTTTTTCTGTGTCTTTATCTGTGTTTATATCTCTAGGGGATGCACTATCTACTAAGCACCCCCCAACCCGTTGATTTTCTACACAAAAAGAGATTAGAGAAAAAAAGTTCATAGTTTGCTAAGCACCCCTGTACCGCTTGACCATAGCTTTATTGTATTTGTGCTGTGACTCAATCACCACCGCTGACCCCACTCGAATCATCTCATTTAAGCACCGCTCGATGTCTGCTTTCTTGTATTGCCGCAACCGATTGACGATAACCCCAAGCGTCTCGCCGTCTTCGTCGCGGATCATATTGCGCAACTTTGCCTGCAGCGCTGAGCCCGGATCGTCTTTCGCGCGCTCGTTGCCGGTTACGAGATCCATCTTTTGTTTGATGTCCCGAATAATCAGAGCGTACGACCACCGTACATGCTCTTCAGTGCGTAGCCCTTCAGGTACTGCGAGGATCAGAGAAACCTTAGCCACCTGCTCGTAGGCCCGCAGGGCGATAGCTTCCAGTCCGGTCTTTGATTTGTGATCTTCGGCCATCTCGTCAAAAATATCGGCGACCTTTTCCAGAAGCTCAGCGGCGCCGGGAGTTGTCGGAATCTTGATTCGGTCGCTGTAGTGTTCGATACGCCTATCCGCAACTGAATCATAACTATCGCCGCTGTAAAGCTGAGCTAAAGCATACCTCAAGCTGTCGGGCATCTTGCGGGCGCGAAAGTTTCTCTTGCGAGCCGGTGACGTATTCCATTCTGTAAATAGAACTGACCTACCTACAAATCCGTTCGTCGCGTTCTGAAAATCAACGAGACTGTCAAATGTAACATTTGTTGTAAAACCGATCAGCGACAAAAAAGGCTTCGTCAAGCCGTGCGATAAGTTTTGCATCTGCACTTTGATTTCGGCTAGTTTTTTATCGAGCGCGGGTGAAGGCTCTTCTTCAATCTGCTTTTCAATCTGAACACATTCGGCGCGCATGGCTTTGCGTACTTCTTTTTTCATATCGCCGGTCAGGAGCAAGTATCCGTTCGCTTTGCTATAGATCGACATGAGCACACCAATAATGCCGTCAAGATATGGTGCGCCTCCTTTTGCTTGCGCGTTCTTTACCTTTCCGAGAAAAATGCCGATTTCGTCAATTGCGTAGAACGAAGCCTGATGATCGACAAGATTACGAATTATCTCTTGCTCTGACTTGATTGAACCATGCGTTGCCGGATGAATACCCGCCGCAAGATGTATCTCGGTAACGGCTGAAAGAATGCTATCTTTTCCAGTCGCTGATCCAGCAACACAAAACGAAAACAGGTTCGATGTGATCGAATCAAGATCGTCTGTGTATTTGAGACCAACAATGTTTCCGATTGCTGTAAGAGCTCCTGCTACCGACAGATGTTCTCGAGGTCTACGGCACTGATCTTCGATCCATTCCGTTACAAGCCCCACGAATCCGGGAGGGCGCTTAAGGTTCACGTTTGTAATGTCAAGACCTACATCAGCAGGAAGCTCAGCCTCAAAGGTAACTGACTGTTTCCAACCGTTTGTCTCCGCATAATGAGTAAGCGTACCGAGCGTGACAGGATTGGCAGCTTTTCCAAAACTATGCCAGCGCTTAGAAAGAACGTCAGAACCTGGGTATTTGCTTCCTTGTGCTGACCATTTATCCCAAACGGGAAAGGCTGTTCCTGCGGATGCGTGATGCACAGCCATACCGCAGCGCACCCATGTTTCGTGATCGCTGTCTGGGTTGATGACCTCAAGCATTTCGGCAATATCTGCGTGTGAGACATCGACGGGCTGACCAGCTATTTCGGCGCGATGCCGATCAGGCTTGCGAAGTAAATCAATCAACCCGGCAGGAGCGGCGTCGATGTCTTCAGGTGATCCGTATTCAACCGTATACCGGGCGCCAGAAACGTGCAGCGATTCAGGACCTACCACATAACCCGACGATTTGAAGTCAATACCGGGATAGTCGGCGTGTTTTTGCACAAGAGCTAGATCATCAGGAACGGAAAAATAAACATGCTTTGACCCACCGCCTGATCCTGTGCTGACGATCAATCCTGCTTTTTCGATGACGGGAAAATCAGATTTGAGCCGCTCGTACGATATGACTCCACCATTTCGTGCGTCGACGTCGATGACGAGCAGACCGCGAACCAGCACTCCGTATCCTGTTATGAACTGATCAGCGACTTCCATTGTCTCTATTTGTTCATCGTCCCAGAGCGGCGTGTGCTGCCAATTTGAAGCCAGTGGGTGCTTTCCTACTGCTTTGCAGTCATCATTTCCGCATCCGCATTTGCCATTTTTGATCGTGTGCAAGCCGAATATTCTATATTTAGCTTCCCAGAAATCACGATACATGGCGACCTCCAAACAGATGATCAGCCAGTTTGTCGAGCGTTTCGAGTGCGGGCTTTGTGTTCTTTCCAGAAGCTATAGCCCGCACTGTGTTTTCGTGCAGACCGACAATTCTTGAAACCTTTGATAGGTTTCTGTCGGCCAGCGCTGCGACAACTTGTCGCAGGGTATCCTCATAAGCTCTACGCATTTCTTTCATCTGAATGTGCCTTTTTCTATATTCCGTTGTTGACTCTCACACAAGTCGGAGATAAGGTCAATGGGTTGAGAAGAGAGGAGAATGCCAATGAGCATCCTATCAACGGTCAGCAAACCCGCTGACCGACCTGTACTCATCACGATATGTGGTGACAGCGGCTTGGGTAAAACGACCCTTGCTTGCACATTTCCAAAGCCAATCGTCATACGCGCCGAAGACGGATTGCAGGCTATTCCTGTAGACCGTCGCCCCGACGCATTTCCGGTTTTGACCGGAGTTGACATGCTTTGGGATCAACTGAAAGGTCTCATGCATGAAGAACATCAATATAGAACTTTAGTGGTCGATAGCGTTACCGCTTTAGAGCGCATGTTCTCCTTGCATGTTGTAGAGACAGACCCAAAGAAGCCTCGCGGCATCCAGCAGGCTTTGGGGGGATACGGTGCGGGTCGCGATGCAGTCGCGGCGATGCACGCAAGGGTTCGTAAAGCTGCGGGCCTTCTTGCTGAAAAGCGTGGCATGAACACTGTCTTCGTTGCTCATGCGGATACAAGCCGCATCGAACCACCGGACGATGATGCTTACATGCGCTACACGCTTAGGCTTCACGAAAAGTCCATGCCGGCCTATGTCGATGACGTAGATGTCGTGGGTTTTCTGAAGCTTGAAACTTTTACAACTGGCGACGGTGACAAAAAGAAAGCGATCTCGGACGGGACTCGCATTTTGATCACTCATGCGACAGCTGCGAATGTCAGCAAGAACCGCTACGGCATCACTGAACCCTTGACCGTTGAAACCGGCATTAACCCCCTTACAGCCTACATTGGAGCGTTAAAATGAGCTTTTGGAATCTTAGCGAAGGCGACTTCGAGGTATCGGAAAAGTTTGAAATCGGAGGGGGAGAGATCACTCCCATTCCAAGCAACACGCAATGTCTTGCGTATATTGACGAAGCGAAATGGGACCAAGACCGTGACCAGAACAGGTTTATTTCTCTTCGTTGGACCATTCTTGGTCCTATTGAGTACAAGAACCGTAAAATCTTTCAGAAGCTTTGGGTTGCGGATGATAACCCGCAGGCCAAGGACCCTGAAAAGAAGCGAGACAAAGCCAAGCGAATGCTTTTTGCCATCGATGCGTATGCTGGCGGAAAGATGGCTGCGCAGAAACTTGAGCCAACTGATGAGGTAATGCAGCAGTGTATTGGCGGAAAACAGATGCTCATCAAAGTGATGGTCTGGAAGATCAAAGACGAATCTACCGGAGAAACCAAAGAGGGTAATTGGATTATGGGTGTCGAGCGTAAAGCTCAACAAAAGCCCATGGCTGATGTACCTTTCTAATCAAAAACAGGGGCCTCGAAAGGGGCCCCTTCAACATCAAGGAGCACAAAATGGAACAGCGCAGCGCAGAATGGTTCAAGGCCCGAAAGGGCAGAATAACAGGATCATCAGTTGGAGCGATCTTGGGTTACTCTCCATTCATGACCGCCGATGATGTAATGCGCCGCATGGTGCGCGAGTATCATGGTGAAGAGTCAGAGTTCAAAGGAAACGTAGCGACAGAATGGGGGGTTGCGAACGAAGCAGGCGCCATCATTGAATACGAAATGGAAACCGGCCACAAAGTAATGCCGTGCGGGTTTTTTAGAATGGAAGATTGGCTTGGCGCATCACCTGATGGGCTTGTAGGAGAGCATGGGCTTGTCGAGATCAAATGCCCTTTCAGTATGCGCAGGGGCGATGGAGTCTTTAAGACCGCGCGCGATCAAATGCACTACTACGCGCAGATGCAGTTTCAGCTTCATGTTACTGAGCGTAGATGGTGCGACTTCTATCAATGGAGCCCTAAGGAAACCTATCTTGAGGTTGTTGAATACGATAAGGAATTTGTCGATGACGCCATTTCGAAGCTTCGTTTGTTCTACGAAAAATATTTGGAAGAAATCAAAAACCCAGAACGGCATATTTCGCCAAAAAGGCCAGAGTTTAATGCTTCCCAAATCCTTGCGGAATACGATGATGCAACCAATGCGATCAAGCTTTACGAAGAGCGCAAGAAGGAGCTATTGGAAAAGCTGGTTGAAATAGCTGGAAACAAAAACGCATCTTTCAATGGGCGCAAGCTGACACACGTAGAGAAAGCTGGCGCTGTATCCTATGCGAAGGTTGTAAAAGATCACCTTCCTCATCTTGACTTAGAGCCTTATCGAGGGGAGAAAAGCAGCTATTGGAAGCTCTCGTGATGCTTAGGCCGTATCAACAACTAGCGCATGACGCAATCATCAACTGGATTTGCAAGATTACCAAACCTTGCATGATAGAAGCCGCGACAGGCGCCGGAAAGAGTCATATCATTGCGGCGCTTGCAGAAACCGTTCTTGGCATGAGCGGGAAAAAGGTTCTGTGTATTGCTCCATCCAAAGAGCTTGTAGAGCAGAACCATGCCAAGTACCCAGGCGATGCGTCTTTTTTCTCGGCCAGCGTTGGCAAGAAAAGCATCGAACATCCTGTTGTTTTTGGAACACCGATGTCAGTGCTGAACAGCATTGACAAATTTGGTAGCGAAATTGCAATGGTGATCATTGACGAATGTCATGGAATTACCCCAACAATTAAAAACATAATCAGCAGTATTCCCAATCCCAATTTAAGGGTTGTGGGCATGTCTGCTACGCCGTATCGCATGATTACAGGATACATATATAAGCAGCGCGCGGATGGGTCTGATGTGCAACAAGCAATTGAACCTTATTTTACGCGCTGTGTGTATCGCATAACTGCACAAGAGCTAATTGAAAAAGGCTATCTAACCCCTCCAGTAATTGGCGAAATAGGTGCAACGTCATACGAGACGAAGCAGATGAAACTGGATCGTAAAGGTCAATTTTCAAAAGAAGACATTGACCGCGCGTATCATGGGCAAGGGCGCAAGACAGCAAACATTGTAGATGACATTGTAGAGAAATCAAAAGATAGGCTTGGTGTTTTGATTTTTGCAGCGACTGTTCGCCATGCGCGTGAAATACTTGCCAGCCTACCTCCTGAGCTTTCGGCTATCGTAACTGGAGAAACACACAAGACTGAACGCGAACGCATCCTTGCAGCGTTCAAAGCTCAGGAAATAAAATACATAGTCAACGTCGCTGTTTTGACCACTGGGTTTGACGCAACGCATGTCGATGTTATCGCCATGATGCGAGCGACTGAATCTGTGGGCCTGATGCAACAGATCATCGGAAGGGGCTTGCGCCTTCATGATGGCAAGAAAGATTGTCTGGTTTTGGATTATGCCGAAAACATCGAGCGGCATTGTCCAGACGGAGATTTGTTTAACCCTAAAGTCAAAACAATAGAAAACGATGGAGAAAAGAGAGTTGATTGCATTTGCCCAGATTGCAGCGCGCTAAATTGCTTCAAAGCAAGACCCAATCCAACAAAGTTTGCAATCAATCAAGCTGGGTATTTTTGCGATCTAGACGGCGATGCAGTTGATGGAGAATACGGACCTATTCCTGCTCATTTCGGTCGTCGCTGCACCGCTGAACATGTTTACGGAGGCGAGCTTCGCAGATGTGCATATAGATGGACCAGCAAAAAATGCCCGTATTGCGAAGAACTGAACGACATTGCAGCGCGCTACTGCACGAAATGCAAAGCCGAGCTTGTTGACCCTAACGAAAAGCTGCGACTTGCTTATAAAGAAAAAAAGAACGACCCGTACCGTAGGCAATGCGACGAAGTGATAAAGTTCATTGTGCGCCCTACAATTAGCCGAGCTGGAAGAGATCAATACAGCATTTTTGTAATTACTTCACACAGACGATTTACTTTTTGGGTATCACGCAATCCAAAATGGTCGAACGAGGTTGCATCTTACAATATGTTTGCTATGTTGAAAGGAGAAACACCGCAAACCATAACGTATCAAAAGCAGGGCGAGTACTTCAGGGTATACGCCTACAACGAGGCCAAAGATGAAGCTCCCAAGTGACATTCCAGTTTACGGTGATCAGACTTATCGAGGGCAGTGCCCTACCGAAAACGCTGAACAGGTTACTTTTTTCGCACGAATAAGAAAAAAGTACCCAGAGACATGGGGGAAGATTGCGTTTCACCCTCGCAATGAAGGAAAGCGCACTCATTTTCAAGCGGCACATCAGTCCTCAGAGGGAATGACAAGCGGCACACCTGATGTTGTTATTCCCGGTGCGCCTGCTTTTGTATGCGAGCTAAAAAGGCGAGACCATACGCAATCAATCTGGCAAAAAGGTCAGCAGGATTACCTTCGTACAGCTCAGTTAATGGGAGCCTTCGCGTGTATCGCGTTGGGAGTAGATGCAGCCGAATCAGCCTTTAACGAGTACTTGGAAAAAACCAAGTGAATCCATCTTTTCAGTGCTCAATGGGTATGCTCCGCTGGAAAAGCAGCCAAGAGCTATTCAATCCGCCTGTTCGCTTCATTTTTATGAGGCAGCATGTGAAATACTCAACATGAAAAAGGAGGTTCGCAAACAAGCGTTAGAAGCGTTGCCAGCTTTGGTTCAGCCTCATGTTGAACAAGAGATTTGGCGCATATGGAGGTTACGCAATGAGGTTTGAAATCATCATGAACATGCCCACTAGGGGCGGTTTCGATAAGATCAGTGAACCAATTCACCGGATAATTGTTGAGCACCCCGCCAAATCTCTTGAAGACTTTGTGCATGTGCTCATGAACTATGACTTCGTCATCGTCGAAGAGTTCTATCCCGGAAAGTTCAGTAAAGAGTACGAAAGCCATGGGCTGATCGCCCTCAACCACCGATACGTCGG